CGGGTTAAATCGAAATACAATAAGTCAGGTGTTACCGGAGTTTGGTGGGATGCTAAGAGAAAGTTATGGCAGGTAACTTTCCGGAGTAAGTATGTCGGCATCTTCAAGAATTTTATTGATGCTTGTGAAGCGCGTATTGTCGCGGAAGTTAGTTCCGGTCTGGCTACTGCGCGCCACGGGACGTAGAAAAAAAAAGAACCCACGCTGAATACCAGGTGGGCTTTTCTCGAAGTGGGTTGTCACCATAACAACAAAACATCAAACGTGTGCAACACGAGTATAGCGCCGTGTTGCTAAAATAGTCAAATAAAGGTAGCAGCATGGAAAATATTCTCTTCTCCATCGGAAACGATGCTAAATCCCGTCGCGCCAAAAACTACGATATGACCTGGCCGGAGTTCATTGCTGAAATGATGGACTACATCGACGAGCCAAGCCTGGGCGTCGAGTTTTCAGGCGACGAAACCAAAGAGCAGTACGACCGCAAGAAGAAGCAGCAGAACTACATCGCGGCTGCCGTGGATAAGGTGCGCTCTAATGACACCGTCCTGGGTCGCTCTATCCTGTTCATCGACCTTGACGGCGTGACCACACGCCAGGTACGCAAAGTCACCCGCACGCTTGACGAGAAGGGCTATGCCTATTTCGCCCACGGCACCAGCTCCGACCGTCACGCACTTAAAGGCGGCGCTGATGTGCGCGCAGTGCGCTTCCTTATCCCCACCAATCGGCCGATGGATGCGGATGAAATCTGGCACGTGCAGCATAGCTTCCTGAACTGGATTGGCCTTGACGAAATGGAAGGCGTCGACATGACCGCCTGCCAGCGCGCCCGCATCATGTTCGTACCTCCGTATGGCGCTGAATGGTGGGAAGGTAAAGGTAAGCCGGTGCGCATCAGCCAGATGTTGAACAACGGCTACGAGCCGCCAAGCGGGTCCGGCAATACCAAGTGGTCTGACGAATCACTGGCGGCGGCATCAGAAAATTCCCAGGCTATCGCCGGCTGGGCGTTCGAAATGGGCCTGGAGATGATGTCGTCCGGGCGTGGCTGGGCTATCCAGTGTCCGAATCACATGAGCCACACCGACGGACGTGACGGCACCGAGGGTGACACTGCTATCATGCTGCCGGATTCGCTGCACCCGGAAGTGCGCTTTGTCTGCCAGCACGCGCACTGTCGCAACCTGAACAGCCACCAGCACATGATGCTCCAGCTTGTCGGCGTGCCAAACAGCTACCTGCCCGAAGCGCACAACATCAGCAAGAAGCAAATCGCTGAGCTGTTCCCGTTCATGGACGAGGATGAGGTAGAGCATACCCACCGTAACCAGGTAGAAGCGGCGGCCGACGGCCTGGACGCGCATGTCTGCCAGGACGAAGACCTGATGGACGAGCCTTGCGCGCTGTTCACCAAGCGCGACCCGATTATCGATGGCCTGTACAACTTCAAGTCGACGTTCGAACTAGTCGGCGAGTCCAACATTGGTAAATCGTTCTTCCTGCTCGGTCAGATGGCGTGTGCTTCCGCCGGGCTGCCGTTTGCTGGCGCGAAGGTTATCAAATCACACAGCTTCTATTTCGACGCTGAGGGTGGCAGCACGACGCTGGACCGCAAGCAGGCGCTACAGAAGACCTATGGCGACGACCTGGATTGGCTGCATATCATCGACCTGCAATCCGAAGGCTGGGACATCACCAGCAAAACCGGCCAGCGCGCGGTAATCAGACACATCCGAACGGTGGCCGGTACGGACCCGGTAGGCCTGGTAGCGTTCGACTCCCTGAACCAGTCGGTTGCGCTGTCGGATAAACCGTTCGACGAGAACAGTTCCTCTGATATGGGAACCGTGGCGTCGGCGCTAAAGGCGATTGCCGATGAAACTGGCGCGTGCGCTGGCGTCGTCCACCACCCGGCCAAATCAGAGAAAGGCACGCGTCGTATTGGTCGTGGCTCCGGCGCGCTGCACGGCGCTGTTGATTTCGTCTACTTCATCGAACAGCCGGACGAGTCCGAGCCGCTGCATCTGAACTTCTACATGGAGAAAGCCCGCGGCAGCACCAAACAGTTACCCCGTGGCTTCCTGCTGGCGAAGTGCAAGATTGAAGTCGCACAGGGCCATGCCGACGCTATCCTGGCGTTGCAATCTGACCGTGAAGCGCCGGACTTCAGCCAGTATCTCGAAGGTCAGACCGTCAAGCCGCTGGACTCACAGCCGCGCGACGAGACGCTCGTTCTTATCCCTGTCGCTCTGGCCCCGTTCGACTCGAAGGCTGCCGATGCAGGCCGCCAGGCGGTTAAGCAAACCAGACAGGACGGACCGATGTTGCGCGGAACCGAGCAGGCTGTTTACGCTGCGCTGGAGGAGTTGCAGAACGAGCGTGACGACGGCGAAGGATTCACCCCGGCGGATGTCATCAAGATAGTCGGCAAGGGCGGCGACCGCTACAAGATTCTCAAGGACCTGGCGAAACGGAAAATAATCTGGTACGGGCGAGACGAAAACGGGCGGCTCCTGAACGGCGAAAACGGCACTTTCGTTAAGTACCGCATCCCGACAGACATTAACGATTTAGAAGATTCGCAGCCAACATCCGAGGAGGATGACCTCGAAAACTAAGCTCTGGGGGAGCCAGGGGAATATGTTGGCTGTGAATAGTTATGCAGAAAAAGTGAATAATTATTCGGGGGGAGATTTGGGGGAGAAATTGCCGAGGGGGAGAGGTCTTCCCCCGTCTCCCCCGCCCGCCACGCCTGGGTTTGTTGCCGAGGGGGAGAATTAAGGGGGCTGCTCCTTAGAGGAGAGATGGGTGGGTTTCCCCCACCATCATCCCTCACGTCGCCTTATTCATTCATGCACGACACACGGCAACAAAGATGGAAGTATCATCCGGCAGCGCAAAGAATTATGTTGGCTGCTACTTGCAATCACTTTATTAGTGTCGTAATATCTGTGTACACCAACAGAGGAGATGTGAAGATGAAACCAGTAGCGTATGTGACGGAAGACGGGAAGATGTTAATCATGGCTGACAGCCCTAACATGTTACCAGCAGATAAAGCGGGGTTAATCCCGTTAGTCGAAGTAGCAACGGCAGAAGCCAGTTGCGACCGGGCGTTTATTGATGGTCTTAAAGCTGGCTTTAGTTTAGGCCAGACAGATGATGAATCCGGGTTTCAGGAAACACTGGAGCGATACAAACGAGAATATTAAGCGGTGGCGTGCGGGTAAGGCTGTTTGTCTGACTACCATACAAGTTCTCAACCCCGTCGCGCGCGTAACTAAGATATATCCTATTGCAGAGGTGTGAAAATGTTCAAGAAAGGCCAGCTCGTGAAATCTTATAAATACGGGTCTTGTTACATAGTGCGAGGTTATTACGATGATTCTAATATCAACATAAGCCCGGTCAGCGAACCGGAAAGAATCGTTAGATGCTTCGTTGATAGACTGTTCTTAATCGGCAACAACTACCAACCCTTCGATGACCCGCGCGCCAGGGCCGCAAGAAAAGCTAAAGGTGGGTGATTATGCTCGCGCTAAAAGATATCGTCACCTGGACGCACCCACGCAGCGGTAAGACGCACACCGGGGTAATCGTCCAGGTTTACCAGCTCAACGGCAGCGAGCGTTACATGGTGCAGGTGTGGCGTCAGTGGGCGACCCGCCCGCGCCACTACCGACCGAATCCTGCCTGGCTGAAGAAATTGCGTTGACACCCCGATACTACTCAGCTAATATGAGTATCAGTTAACCAACGTAGACAGAGACAATGAAACGCACATATGACGAAGTACCGGTGACATTTGCTGAATTGTTAGCGGAGCAATACGAAGAGCACGGCTACGCATTGCGGTGCGACGGCGACTCCAAACTGGTCTGGACTGACTTTGAGGATGAAGAATAATGGCTACTCAAGAGCAAGTAGATAAATTGTTTGATGCAATAATAGACGTGGCTGAGACACAGGCCGATTATGCTATAGCGCTTGAATCCGGTAACTATAACGCGATAGAAGCCGATGGTTCTCGCCGGTTTATCGCACGAACAGAACTGATTCAGGCACTTAAGTGTCTTCTGGAGAAAGAATAATGGCTACCCTCAAAGACCACCAGCAGGCGATGGTTGACCTGCTCGCATCCGGCAGCGGTATCCCGGCCTCTGCGTCACGTCTGGCACATGCGATGCATGATTTAATTGAGGCACATCTTGCGGTTGGTGCGGTTACGTTTGTTACAGACCCGCTTACGGGGCGTATCAGTAAGCGAGAAGACGCAACAACACCTGGCCTGAACGACAAGGCCCTGGCTGCCGATGTTGAATTTTGTATGCCCAAACCAGCAGGTACGCCAGCAGAGCGTCGCGTCAAGGAGCTTGAGAACACTATTCGTCAACTTAAGGTGAACAATGCGACGCTGAAATCGCAGAACGAAGACCTGCGTGACTACATCGGCGCTATGGCCTCTAAGTTGCACACAGCAGAGAAACAGCTTGGTCTTGTAGTTCCGGAACAAGCAGGCTGCCGTAAGGACGATACGCAGGTGTGCGACCACGAGTTCCAAGTCATTAATGGTATTTGCTGGAAGTGCGGTGTCGCGTATGTTGATGTATGTCACCAGGATAAATACAAATGACTAGCGTACTCTTCATCTGGGTCCTCAGTGCGGGCCAGCTCCATCTGGAAGGCACTGAGACATTCTACACACTAGAGGCGTGCCTCACGGCAGCACGTAACGCAGAGAACGCGCCTCTGGCCTTCGACAACAAGCCCGAAGACTTCCAGGTCCGGGCGTTCTGTAACACAAAACGATTGAATAAGGACAAGTGATTATGGTTACGAGATATACCTTAAAGTGCCGTAGCGAAATGTATGACGATGTCAACGGGGATTATGTTAGCTACGAGGATTACGCGGCTCTCAAAAAGCAAACAGACAAGTTGGTTAGGCTGCGTCGTGGTGGAACCGTTACGCCTGAAGAGATGGAGGAAATAAACAAATATGTTAATGGGTACCAGTATGACTGAATACGAAGAACGAGCCGCTGACCGCAAAGAACAGGATGAATCACTCGATGAATGGTACAGAACAGGAGAATGCCCGTATGTCACTTGCTAACGACATCCTGAAGCACACCGGTAGTCTGACGCCGTCTAATCAGACAGCTAAACGTGAGCCATTAAGCTACCCACGTAAGACGAAGCGACCTGAGCACAAGCCTAAGGACCTGCCTAAGACGGATATCCCGGGCGTGTCCTATGTGCAGGAGCGTAAAACGTGGAAAGCGTATTTCTACGACGGCAATCGTTCGCTGTCGCTTGGTGAGTTCCGTACACCGGAGCGCGCAGGCCTGGCTGTTGCTCTATACAAGTTCTGGCGTAAACGTGGCTTCCATACCTCGGAACACCGTAAACCGTCGTTCAGTCTGTATCGTCGTGCCTCAGACTATTCCTAAAAATAAGTGATTCTCTATTGACAATCTGATAATCTCCGTATGGAAACCAACCTATACGGAGTCCTCTCACCGATGGACGATAAAAACTTCTGGCTAGCGCTGGCCGCCATCTGCGGGGGTGCGGTGTACCAGGTTAAGAAAAATGAGCCGCTGTCTGTGTGGCGTCGACTCGCTCATCTGGCCGCTGGTGCGGCCGTTGCCGTCTATACCTCTCCGGGCATTATAAGCTACTATGAACTATCTAAATCAGACTGGCAGTATGCGGTGCCGTTTGTGGTTGGTATGTTCTGGCTAAAACTGTTCGAGGCCGCAGACGCATCCATCGGCAGCATAAAGCTACCCTGGAGCAAATAATATGGCGTTCCTGAATTCACCTGTTGGCGTGCTGTGCTTAATCATCATGGCCGCCATCTCGCTTATCAATATCTACGCGCACTGGATTGAAGACGGCTTCGTCGGCCGCCTGCTGTACATGGCGACTGTCCTGACCTGTGTTGCCGGACTCGCTAAGTTCACTAACAGCACTGTGCCGGAGCACCTGGCCGCTACGTTAATCGTGCTCCAGACAGCTCTGGGTGTCCGAGACGTCTGCCACCGCTTCACCCTGCGCCTGAAATACCGGAGAACCATCCATGCCAAGAAACATCAGTGATAACGGTCTGCACTTCACTGCCGCCTGGGAGAAATTCCGCGGCACTGCATACCTGGCTACCCCGGCTGAGAAGTACCTGACGATTGGGTACGGCCATTACGGCAGCGACGTAAAAGAGGGGCAGAAGATTACTGAAGGCCAGGCGCTTATCCTGCTGAACAAGGATATGGCCGCCGCCGTTAAAGCTGTCGATGCAGTAGCGCATCAGTCGCTGAACCAGTCACAGTTCGACGCGATGGTTGACCTGGTGTTTAACGCGGGGCGTGGCGTCATCGCGTCAACCACCGGAACAGGCCAGGCGCTGCGAGCTGGTGACGTGCAAACACTGCGCGCTAAATTGGCCCTGTTCATCCACCAAAACGGCAAGCCAGTGCTTGGTCTGCGCCGCCGTGTTGCCGGTCGCCTGGCCCTGTTCGACGGTAAGCCGTGGCAGGAAGCGGAAAAGATTGGACGCGCGGTTAATTAGTCTGGTATAGTTAAATTCTCACGCGAAAGAGTTGCGGTTAACGAAATTCCACCAAGCCAGCCTTTGCCCCGACTAATCCTCGGGGCTTTTTTTTATCTTATTCGCAAATAATAGTTGCATAATATCTATGACCGGCCTATAGTCTGATTACACCATACAACATGAGGTCACATAGAGATGAAATACACTATTAAGAAATGGGGCGTTTTAACTGTAGTTCCCGGCGATAAAGATGGTCTTGAGATTAACCTGGCAGGATTCGAATTCGAAGGGGATTTATCTTCGGGCTTCAACCCAGAATTAGCCATGGAAGCTGTCATGGCTAGGCTACAGATTGAGATATTAAACCAATTAGCTAAAGGTGAAGTTTCTGTAAACGATATGGAGATTGTCGAATGAAAATCACCGACAAACTCGCGTTCGAAGACGCACAAATCATGGCTCGCCTGGCCGTTCACAGCATCGGTCTGGTAGCGCCAGAGTCTTACTGGTGGGCCGCGATGCAGGCTCTGAAAGCTGCGTATAAGGGGAAATGAGAATGGATTATTCAGAAAGAGCGGCACGTAAACAAAATACCCGTAACTTAGAAGCCATTGCCGAAGCACACATTGACGCCGGTGTTTATGGGCAAGGCTGGCTGAAAGTCGACGAACACGGAAACCTGCGTCGCATCGACCCAACGCTGATTATCATTCACGTTAACCCGGAGCCGGACCATGTTTGACCAATACGATTACCAGCAATACGGCGTATCTACGGCAGCACCTAAGCACGATAAGCTGAACCGCCCGATGCCGAGCCGCGAAGAACTGCTGTCACGCAATAGCTTCGGCTCTGTTAACGACAATAAGCATCTGAACAGGATGTTGGAGAAACGGAAATGACACAGACATTGCGTGACTTTATTGATGAGTACGTATGGCGCGGCGATGATGGCCTCTGGCGTTTTATGGGTCGTCTGTTCCGCCGAGAGGGGCAAGCGTGCAAGGCCGCCAGAATTGAATATCGGAGACTGAGAAAATGACTAACCAAGAATACGAAGCCGCCAGCATCGCCGCTGCTGGTTGTTACGACCGCTTTGAAGGAGAGCACAAGCTGAAACA